CATATACATGATAAAAACAATCAATAGTTGATAGGTCAGTAATCAAATCAGTATTAGTTGAATCTTCTGCGATAACAATGAATTCATTATTAAACTCTTGAATTACAAGATTTTGATTTACTCCAATGGGTTGCAATTGAACAGTGACACTATTTTCATCAACCAAATCTTTCCAATAATAAGGTAAATGAATTACATTTGATTCTCTTAATCTACCACGATAATAAACACCTACCTCTGGGCCCTCAATACAGGCATAACGAAGACGATGACCCTTACCCTTTGTAGGATGTTCAATATCAAATGGTTTTGGACGACCATCCGCAGCACCGAATCTAGCAGCGAGTTTACCTTTATTACCACAATCAACCGCACCAGAGAAAAAAGCATCACCCTCTACATATAATTTATTTGTTTGTCCACCACTGATGCGTAATGCATTAGGAACTCTACCATCACCATTTATTTCCATACTACCATCAAGTTTGATTCCCAAGGAAGCACTTAATGGTGGTTGAGTATCAAGTGGACTTTGTGGTGGCGGTGGAGTGCCAACATTAAATACTGCCTCATAACCTGGCGATGCAGATGGTGTTCCAACGTAAACAGGGCCATTCAACACCGCAGTTCCAGTTGGTGAAGTGTCAGGTGGAATGAAAGAGACATCATTTGTTCCCACCACCAATTTATCAAGTTGTTGTCTAGATATGTTCATTATAATGTTGGGGGAGTAATCGTTGTTGCTGCTTTTAAAACTTGAGACATAGTTCCGAATTTTTCATCAGCGAAAGAAGCTGATAATAAAAAACCATATTTAAGTTCTAAGAAACCTTTACTTATTATATTAGTCTGATTATCTGATTTTATCAATATCTTCTCAGCTTGAAGTCGAACATCAGGTGCATCTATGGTAGCAACCCTAGTCGCTTTTGCAAGAAACTGGCCATCTTGACCACCACCAACGGCTTCAAAATTAATGTTTCTCGCTCTGAATGTAATGTCTCCATTTTCAACATCAAAAATTATATCACCCTTTTTAGCCTTTATGATTTTTGCTGGTAGTTGATTTATGTCGCCAGGGCTTCTAACTTTTAATCCCTCACCAAGAACTTCCATTGAACATCCTGGCACATACATAACGTGTTTGCCTGTGCCAGGCCCTTTACCAGTTCCACCCTGACCAGTTCCAGAATGAAATGCAAAACTATGTCCTTCCTGTGTTTGAATCTCAAACAAAGTATCGCCATGTATGCTACTCTGTCCACTTTGAATACAGTACCTTAGTTTTTGATCTCTTTCAAGATTTTGTTTATCCCTTGGTATTTTAGGATTATGTTTTGACATTTTACTTTGTAATACAACTAATAACTGTGACAGCTGACTGTCTTACACTCTCTACTAGTTTAGACGCATCTTGGACTTTTGTAAAGTTTAAAACAGGCAGTAGTCTACCACCAACTCCGCTGTCGCTATTTATGGTTAATTCTGGAAGACTTGTAAATCCAAATCCACCATTAGTGACCTTAGCTCCTATAATATTACCGTTTTGTATCTCTAACTCAACCTCCGCTCCACCAAGATTAGGAGTAACAGTAACGGTATCTCCCTCTTCATATCCAAATCCAACATTGGTCACAACCACATCTCCGAGTGATGTAAGGAAAGATTGTTCACCATCATAATTTGCATTTGGATCAGGCAATACCTCTTTCGTAGATAACGTTGAAAGTGGATTTCCATTAGCGTCAACCATTTCATTTCCATCTTCATCAGTCATTACTTCAAGAGTTGTTTTTGTTGTATTTGGCAGATATCCTTGGCCTGGGTCAGTGATTACAACATTTACAACACCTAACTCAGTTCCGTTTGGATCAGATACATATAATCCATCAGTGTTAGGCACACCACCAGCAGTGATATTGAATCCAGTAAATGAGGGAGTGTTTGCATCTACACCGCCAGCTGCACCAGCGTTTACACCACCAATACCAGCTGGAAGTGGTGGTGGTAATTGAGGTATCACAGGAGTAATTTGTGTTGGTGATGATATTCCAGTCACTTCAAAAGTAACATCATTTTCTGGACTAGATCCTCCAAGAAGAGAGCCAGAAATCTTTATTGACTCACCAACCTGATATGAACCACCTCCAGAACTGGGTATCACAGATTCAATAGACCCATCTTTGTTAGTAAAGAAGTCAAAACTTGCACCTGTTCCGTTAATTGCACCATTTCCAGTGACATTTCCAATCGTGGTAAATTTATTGTATGCATTATTAGATGATGAAATTGGGCCAATAGAAGTAACTGAACCAGTCTTAGTCCCCTCCTCCGTATCAGTTGATGTCTCTGGAACAGCTGTGACAAGACTTGTGTTTATATCACCAGCGCCTGCAGCAGTCCCACCACCAACTCCTCCAGATCCAGTAGCAGGCACAGGAGCACCAATAACTACAGGAAATGCTCCAGCAACTAAACCTTGACCACCTTCTCCATTTACCACGATTGGTTTATCGCCAACGACTAAGGGCGATCCACCAACTCCACCGCCAGTAACAGGTTTACCACCAATTCCACCAACAATGATCGGATCTCCATCCTGTGTAGTAACTTGTTGACCATCAGGAGTTGAAACTTGAATTCCTCCTACACCACCAGCATTGACAGGAAGATTATTTGAAGTTAATGGTAGTCCACCAACAGCACCAGCAGCGACATTTGTTCCATCAGTTAAAGGTGAAACTGGGCCTAAAACTGCGTATCCACCAGCTCCAGATCCATTGTCACAACCATCAAAGAATGAGAGTAATGGTGGTTCTTCAAATCCAAATCCTGGCCCATTGATTGATACACCAATAATATTACCAATCGCATTCACAATGGCACTTCCAGTTGCACCTTGACCACTACTACCTATGAAGTCTACTCTTGGTGGGCCACATTCAAGAACGTTTGTTGAACAGTCTGGAGCTGATGGTTCCGCTGGAATTGCATTATCAAGTGTCGATAAGAGATCATTCTCTAATTTTTTAACTCCTATCTTTTCGAGTATTCCACCAAAATCATCCTCACCAGATTTTGAGACACCGTTCTTTGAAGAAAAAGAAGTTGGTTCTGGACAATTTAATCTGTCACAATCAAGGACATTTGTAATAATATTTGCAAACTTAATCGCTTTTGAAAATGTTTCACTTGGAGCACCAATACCACCACCTTGAATATTGTTCAACTGAGAGAACATACCACCCAAATCATTATCAATGATATTATTGATCTGTCCAAACATATCACTCAAAAAGTTTTCAACTCCACAAGCGGGAACATCTAAAACCTGTCCAATCATATTTTCTAAACTTTTTGAGAGATAATCTACAAGACCATCTTGTATTTTTTCGATATTACAGAAAATAACGTCAGTCAAACTTTTAGTTGCCTGACCCACAGGTGCCTGTAAAGTTTTGGGTGTTTTATCTTTTAAACTTAAATTTAATTTATCTAAAGTATCTTGAATCAACCATGATCTAGCACGACGAACTAATTTTGTTGTTGAGTTATGAACTCTCGCTGATGTTAATTTTATTTCTTCTTGTATATCAACCACACCACCATATATCGGATCGATAGCAGATCCACCTCCAATAGATTGGAGTTGTTCCATCTTTCGAGTAAAATCTTTTATTGCATTACTTATCTTTGATACTTCATTATCTTCACAAGGAGTGAATTGATCTATAACAATATTTGTTGCTGCTTCTTTTTGTTCCTGTGCTGGAGTTTTAACACTCTCACCATCAGTAAAAGTTCTTCGAGGTGGTGATGCTGGTTGCCATTGAGGATTATACCTTGTTTTACCAGATCTTTGAACTACTTTTGGTGGAGTGTATGGTATAAAGTCTGTTTGTTTTTTAGACTCGAAATCTTTATTAGACAACTCATCTCCAGCAAAAGGTTGTTTAAATAAAGTTCCAAAGATTACAGGTTGTTGTGCATCTTCACCATCAAAGAAAAATCCAACTACAACTTCTCCACCTTGATATTGCATAGTCTGTCCACTACCACCCACAGTCGTGGTGTTTGGTGGTAAAAGAACGTGTGCCATTGGTAATTCATCATCTGGTAAATCAACATCATTACCATGATAACCTACAATACGAACACGACATCTAAAGGTGTAAATTTCTTCATCTGGATTATCCGCCTTAGCTTTTTCTAAAGAATCTCCCCACTTTCCTTTATCTGGATCAGTCACTTGACCAATCCACCATTGCATCGGATCTTTTCCTATAAAATTAGTTGATGGGTTAAACATCTAATTAATCGTCATAAATTAAACACTCAGGTTCATCTGGATGTTGATCACAAAAAAGTTCAAGAGCATTTGGATCGTGATGATCTCCAGCTTCAATTTCTTCTTTATGATGTTCTACATATTCTTCCAGTTCATGTAATTCTTCTTTTGCGTGTCTTCTCGCTGCTGGATTCGCTTGTGGATCGTCAGCAATCTTTTTATCGTATTCAATGTGGTCTTCGATTGATTTCATTTGATTCTCCTGTTT